GTAATCTCGACAGGGGTTCTCTTGGCACCAACAGCAGTACGGGCCGCAGTAAGGGCCTGTTGATTAGCCTTCTTGATTTCCGCCTTTGTCATATCGGGGTTGTCTTTCTTCTTAGCGGCCACAATAGAGTTTGCCATGGTCTGTGCTTGACGCTCGCGAGGGGCGTTCTTTAAAGCCACATTAAGTTTACCCATAAGAGAATCAACCTCTGTCTGGTAAGTCTGTTTTGCTGATGCAGAATAGGCTATCTTTCCGCTATTAACCATCTCCCTACGGGCCTGATTAGCCAGGGACTTCATAGTATTTGCATAGTCCGCATACGCCTCTTCCTGTGGTGTCCCAGAAGAGAGAGTGCGAGCGTCTCTGGTTTCTGCCATCTTGGCACTCTTTTGAGTCCGCACCTGGGTCTTTCCGTTCTTATCTATGTACTCCTCCCTGACGCTCTTCCAGCTTTGTTCTCCGGTTTCCTTGTCAATGATCGGGCTTCCTTTTCTTTTCAACACAGAAGTCTCAGACTTGGCACGAGAAATCAGCGTAGAAGCTCCGCCATAACCATCATCGTCATCGTGAGCCTGGTACTTCTTCTTCAAAGCCGTAATACCATTGTCCTGCTCACTCTTCTTGTAGTCTAGCTTATGCTTCTCCGCATCGATGACGACCATACTGTGACGTACAGCTCTCGCAAGCTCATCTTGAGTAGCACCTTTCAAAGTCATGTCGGTAATTAGATTTGAAATCTTACCCATTTCTGTCTGGGTGTTTTTCATAATCTTAATCTTCTGACCGCTGCTGTTACAATAATCGTCACCTTTCTTAACGGTCCCATAAGACATCTTAGGATCGAATCCTTCCAACCCCTTTAATTGTGGAGTGGAAGTGATCTTCACCCTACTATTAGAAGAATTACAAGGAATCACCATGACAGTATCGCCATCGAAGTCAGCTCCGGAAAGACGGTCAGCAACCTTTTTGTTAATGCCAATAGCGTCTGCTGGTGTATTCCCAAGAACTCTTCTTCCTTCTGGCTGCTTATTATTAACAGTTAAGATTGGAATCTCAAAAGTTCCACCATGTGGATACCGCACAAGAGCTACTGTTTCTCCATTCTTGTAGTTCGGAGCATAGACCTCATTGTCTTTGATAGATGTCAATGGAAGAATAACTTGATACTTCTGTCTGGGAAGAGCGGCTGCCTGTAAATGAACAGCGGCTGCATCGCAGTCATCAGCAAAAGATTTCAAAAG